CCAGGGGATCGCAGGGACGGGCCCGCAGACAGGCATTCCCAGGGGATCGCAGGGACGGGCCCGCAGACAGGCATTCCCAGGGGATCGCAGGGACGGGCCTGCAGACAGGCATTCCCAGGGGATCGCAGGGACGGGCCTGCAGACAGGCATTCCCAGGGGCAGCCAGGGGCAGCCAGGGGCAGCCAGGGGCTTCCCAGGGGCAGCCAGGGGCATTCCCAGGGGATCGCAGGGACGGGCCCGCAGAGAGGCATTCCCAGGGGCAGCCAGGGGCTTCCCAGGGGCAGCCAGGGACAAAAGAAAGGGACCGTAGCTAGCTAGCTACGGTCCCTGCAATCCCCTGTTTTCGTCTTCTCAGGGGCATCATCGGATGCCCGAACGACTACAGCAGCCAGTCCCTTGCTTCATCATCCGTCAAGGAAAGCAATTCCTTGAAATGCCCAACGGCAAGGCGAAGGGCCGCTTGCACGCGGTGTGGCTTAAATCCAGGGAATGCTTTCTCAAAGACTTCCCACAATTCCCCTTGCAAATCCTCAAATAGAGACCCACGCTCGCCGACGGATAGGTCACACAAGAGCCCCCGATTTACCATTTTCGGGGGGTCGGTCCCAGCCGTCGGAGCCGCCGCAACATGCGGTAAATCACACGACGCCGATGCCGTTGTTTCCGTCGTTTTCGTTGCATTCTCAGTTCCCTTTCGACAATCGCAATCCGGGTGAGCACAGCGAATTACGTCACCCCCCATCTTCCCGCTTTCCGGGTTTTCAAGGGCCGTCACACGGGCCGCTAACTGCTGTTCCCGAATGACACACGCCGACAAGCGATCGGAAACAAAATCGGCCAATCCTTCAACGTCCACCATTCTTTGCTCAATAGTCTTTGTCATTTTCGTTCTCCTTGTTTTCGTCTTCTCAGGGGCATCACCGGATGCCCTTCAATTCCCGCTTTCGGGGAATACATCAGACAATGGCACAATGCTAGCAAGCCTAATTCCGGGGCGAAAATCGCCATGCAAAGTAAACAAAAATTGCCGGCAATTTTCACAAAACACGCAACCGCCATCCCCCACCCGAACCAACCACCCGTAAACGTCGTCTCCGGGGTGACACCTAGGACAGCCAATTCCGGGTTCATTGTCCACTACGATTCTCATTCTCATTCTCTTCTCCCTGTTTTCGACTTCTCAGGGGCAACATCGGATGCCCCTTTGTCTATCGGAAGTCTACCCCGAAAACTAGAGGCTGTCAAGCAAAATCCCCTAGAAAAATAGGAATTTTTTGCAAACCGGGCGCCCCCAGGATGGGGCTTCCCAGGGGATCCCAGGGGCAGCCAGGGGCTTCCCAGGGGATCGCAGGGGCGGACGGGCCCGCAGACAGGCATTCCCAGGGGATCGGAATAAATGATAAAGATACTTTACAACACCGAAAAGGACAGAGACAGTCGGGCCGTGTCGAGGACAGAGACAGTCGGGCCGTGTCGAGGACAGAGACAGTCGGGCCGTGTCGAGGACAGAGACAGTCGGGCCGTGTCGATGTCCCTACAAACAGCCCAGAATAGCAACAAAAAACAATACCAACATCACAACCACAACCAGGAATAGAAAATCAAGAATTGCAGATCGCACAATACTATACCTCGGCATCGACAAGCAACACACGCAAACCTACGCTAACACAAGACAAACAGCACATAGCCATAATCGTGTCCGGATCACGTACAAAAGACACCCCACAAGCAACACCTGAAACAAGCGTAGCGGCCGAAGTGAAAATCCAGAACCAACGAACAAACCAAGCAATCACACCATCCGCGACGATCATTCCTTCTCATCCTTCATCGGCATGAACCTCGATCTGGACATTCCCTTGCCACATATGCCACACCTAGCTACAGGATCCTTACCCAAATACCGCCAGAAGGCCGGCTTACGACCGCACAACGAACACGGTAACGGCTGGTGATCCAAACCTATCGCAGCTTTCAATTTCATGACAATACAACCTGTGTAGGACTGGTCTGAGCAAGTACAGCATATGCACTAAGCAAACCTGGAATCCGAATCGTAGGACAATAAACTACCTGGCCTACTGTCTCGGGAAACCACTTCCGCATCGTATCGATTTCCAATGCCTGGGCTTCGGCAACGGACAAGCGTGGCAAAGAACGTGGTTCTGGCTCGGCAAAGGTCCCCCACAAATCAAACATAGTATCATGCCATTCAAGAGGCCAGTGTTGAGGCACAAGCCACGGACTAGCAGTGGCTCTCTTGTAGTATGTCCCTTGATTCCAGTGCAACGTCCTCAATCCACCCAGATACATAAAAGCCCACTTGTACGAATACTGCAAATCCCCACCCTTCGGCGTCACAACATGCAGCACATTACCAGCCAACCTTGACCCTACACTAACCTGATCGCGAATCTCCAAAAACAAATCCAGTGGTATCGACCTCTCGGTTCCGTCAACATTCTTCGCCACATCCTTTAACGGATTACTCCCACCGTAAGGCTCGAAGTCCATACCTCTCTTGCACCCAGCTGAAACAGCGGATCCACAAACAAAGTCAATCTCAGCTGCCACATAATCTGCATCGCGGAAACAATTAAGGTAGGGTTTATTGTCTCCCCATGACAATGCAAAATTGTGCATTGACACCACACTCTTCCCGCGACGAAGACACGTTTCAACAGCAACATCCGCATTCAGCGATGCGACACCAAAAAACCGATCGTGCCGAGATGGTCTCGCGACAATCACAGTACCAAACTTGTCCACCCCCAACGACGTCTTCAATGCTTCTACTGCCCGACTTTCTGAAGCAACAGTTGACGGATTGGGATTACCTGAAAAGTACACGTACAATGCACGCGGCGTAAACATACATACCTCCTAACAAAACTATACAACTTCGCCAGTACAAAGCTGATCGGGCAATTCAGGCCAAGCATCAGCACGATCGTCCGGGAACTCCTCAACCTCTCCCGGCAGAACATCCTGGAAAAACTCCACATCCTCCTGCAACGGGTGACAGACGTGTCGCTTCCCAAGAATGCGCTTCACATCATCAAACACCAAGTCCCACTTACGACCATTGCCAGCCACAACCGCCCGATCATCAATGTACACATCGGCTAGGGGCTTCGCAATCCCAGTAAACACTTGGTGGTACGAGAACCCGGCACCGTCCAACCACTCCCGGACGTTCCCCTCGAGCGCGGCCACCACACTATCGGAAGCGGTAACACCAGCCAACTCAGGATTACATCTGCACGTATAAATGATCACTGTACCCATTTCGTACAGATGTCGCACGAACGTGACGGCACCGACTACCGGAAGTCCGAAATGACGTATGCCCTTAAACGAATCAAAACTACACAACACACCATCCAGGTCAACCGCAATCACAGGACGGTTCACGAGTAAACCATCATCTTCGCTCATCTTCGCTTCCTCACTTTTTCAACATTGCCTACCACACTATTATCGGTACAACCGACAACATCTTCCGACACATATGCATCACTTATCCTAATACGCGAATTGATATGCGAATTCCCGCACACAACTGCATATCCAGAAATCCTAGCTCTCCCTTCTACAAACGCACTATCCAAAATCCTCGCATGGCCAGTAATAATAGCATCACCACCAATGATAGCATGACCAGAAACCACAGCCCATTTACAAACGATGGCATTGCCACGTATCACAGCAAAATCCTTAATGACGACGCGTCCAGTAATCCTAGCATCACCAAAAACTCTTGCACTATCCGAAATCCTTGTGAATTTAATTACTTGTGCCGACCCACCCACAAAAGCCAAATCTGACACTACTGAAGCTCTTTCTATGTGCGCGGTAAGTTCAACCTGTGCAGTATCCTGTACCCAACCTCCACCATTCCCGTGTCTATGCCAACCAACAGGCAAAACAGGTAGGAAGGAATGATACTTTCGAGCAAGAATCCAGGACTTCTCGTCAGGAAGAAATTTCAACAACTGTGCCAATCCTGAACTCCTCAATATGAGTTACCAACACTATCTGAATATGCAATTCCTCTGCTAGCTTCACCAACAACTCTGCTAATCTCTCCCGGTACTCCTGTGACACGAACTTGAATGGCTCGTCAAGCACCAACACCTTAGCAACCTTCGAACCTGCTAGGACTAGAGCTGCCAATCTCAACGCGAAAGCTGATACATCCACCACGCCTCCTCCAGACGCACTCATCGGATCCACTTCATTGCCATTTCTTAGAAATGCCAACTCCACTTCGGTCCGCCCACGTTTCTCCACGAACCTCATCACAAACTCATATGGCTCATCGAAAATGGCCTGCAAGCATCTGGACACCACTGCGGCAACACAACTGTACATCCTAGTCTGTACTAGCTTAGCCACCGATTGTACAACCTGCTGTGCTGTAATGGAATCACGAACTCGATTCTTAATTCTGTTCAGGTTCTGCTTCTCCTCCACCAACGACTTACGAAGTCGCGATAGCTCTGCCACAGCTGTGTTCGTGACAACACGATAATTCCTTAATGTACCCGACATGGCTACCACTAGCTCAGCTTATCCAACTCCCGCAACTTTTCACCCCAACGTTCCTCAAAGTTCGCCAGTTGTGCTTTATAGTCGGATTCCAACTTCTCCAACTCTCCGCCCATTTCACGCAGCTTCTCCACACCCTCCCCCAGACTAGCACAACCCCATTGCGTCTTGAGTTCCTCGGTCAACTTTTCTACCACACCAGCCGCCCGTTCCGCTTTCGCCCTGCAGGCATCCACTCGCTTCTTCAATGCCATCAACTGCTCGGTTCCGTCCGTACTAAATCGCGCCGTCCTGAATTCCTCCGCACTCATGCAAACGCCTCCTGTACAATCTCCCCCACAGATTCCGGATGCTTACGCAACTCCTTACGCAGTGCCTCGCGGAAGTCCAGCGGGTCCGCCTCCAAGCTAGCTAGCTGTCCCATAAACGAATCAAAATCTGCACCAGGCTCGGCCTCAAACGACGACGGCACCTCCATCTTGTCCTTGTCCGTGTCCAAATAGTGCAACTTAACCTTACCTGAACTATACAACACACCAACTCGGGGACGATAATCTACCTCAGCTGCCGTCCTTCTGAAGAACGTCCCGCAGTTCAACAAACCATCAACAAGAAATCCCTTATGATTATCACCAAACACCGCGAAGCTGTACCCACTAAGGAGAGATTTGAAACGTCGAACATGTGATTCGTTCCCAACACCAGGATAACCATTCTCGCTCCTGCACCAAACAAACGCATGCACCACAGCAAGTGAAAAGTCAGGTCCATCGTCCTGCAACTGTGGCACGAACTTTATAGGCTCATCCCAACCGAATCCAAATGCCTTCAACTTGCCAATACGAAGCCCGAGTGGAGAGAGTAACGTAACCTTTCCTGCACTTACTAATGTCCAGAATGCGCTTCGTTTGATCAGATCGAGCCGGTGGTAGGGTAGATCGTGTTGCCCAGGAACAGCAAACATACCAGGTAATCGTTCAATCGCAAAGTTTATCAGTGCAGGGGGACTATTCCATCTATCGAAAACGTCGCCCGCACAAATGATAGGCAAGGCAGGGCAAAAAGACTTCGCTAACATACCCAACTGATCCAACTGCCTACCCATTGCCTCAAACCAACCTGAGTAGTCAGACCCGGATGGCTGCTCGTTCTCCAACCTTCTGCATACGGGCGGGGACGACGACAAATGGATATCAGCACAAAGTATGGCTATCGGATCGCCTGACCGCAGAGAGGACATGAATCACCTAACCTTTCTGTGTAATCGGCCTGTAGTGGAACCAATTCATCCTGCAACCGCTTAGCCGCTAATCTAGCCCCCTTAACATCGTCTATCATGTTCTTCAAACAATCATAACTACCAGCCGCCACACGTCTACTGGATTCGGACTCCTCCAGAACAGCGAGGCAATTAGGTGGGACTCGCGGCACACTCGCGAGCCGCCTGAGTTGATCCACAACTGCACGCAAACGCAGTACGGATGACGACAACTTTTCGTGACGCGCCCACGACTCTAATGCACCATCACCTGCCCTAGCAATCTTAGCACAAGATTCATTCACAAACCGACTACCTTTCAATCTCCCCAACAAGTCAGTCAGTTCATTAACAGAAGAACCAGCTTCCAGTATTGCCTCGTTGGCCCGCTCCAGTTCCGACAACTCCTTATCAAGATCGGTTGCGAACTGCCATTCTTCAACACGATCCTTCAACTGCCGTCGTCTCTCCTTCACTGAATCATACTCGGCCCGAGACTTACGAGCCCCAGCAACGAGCTTCGATAGTACTGAATCAATGATCTCCAGATTAACAATTCGATTGAGACTTCTTGCCACCTCTCCGGCTGTACTACTCAACCAGAATGGTGAATCATACTGACCCTGGAAGTTTATGTCAGCCAATCCAAGAGCGGATTGGATTTCAGGAGGTACGCCGTTCCCGAATGCACGAAACTCCTTGCCATCCAGTTTGTAGATATTCTCACCGCCGCGTTCTCTTACCACCGACACACCACTAGACAACTTCAGACGAACTTGAGACCCGCTAGAACCCCAACGAACAAACTCCTCACCTGACGGCTCATTCGTAGCAAGCCACCGAATCGCCCTAATAACCGAACTCTTGCCAGAATCTGTGGGACCGACAATCGCTGTGACACCAGCATCGAATGCGATACCAAAGTCCTCGTGTGCCTGGAAGTTCTTAATCCTCAAACTATCGAGTAGCATAAACAGCGTCCTAATCAAATATCTTCCGGCTTCAGCCATTGTAGAAAGTCAGACAACTTCATTACCACCCAATTCCCCCTCCCACATGAAGCAAGTCGTACAATCAATCGCTTGTGCATCGGTCTCTTCTTCATCCCAGCCAATTTAGAATACAACCTGTCTTCGAAGCAAACCAATACATCCTTACCCAAACGACGAAATATCAACACACCTATTCCACCTGAACGCCGGCAATGCTCACACAACTTCACCAACCACTTCGACATCATGCCACCAGTATCGCTGTCGATAAGTGATGTAAAATCCACATTACGATAACCGGTTTTCAATTCGAACGTGAACATAGTAGTGAGTCGGGAAGCAATTGTCTCGGTAGCGGTAATATCGCCCACTTGTCCTGGGGTGGCTTTACCTTTCTTAGCACGCTGGGTAGCACGAGCGCCACTAGTCTGAGTACGCCAGAACACATCATCACGCTTTCCATACGTCCACCAGAGGCTCAATTGCTTGCAAATCTTCCGCTCGAACTTACTGCCCTTAGCATGTCCGCCGCCAGGTTTCATATCACATCCCTCCCACCTATCCCACACCGCTCCCGATGTGAGAGACAACCTTCACAACCAATCTTGAATTCACGGCACGTTGTCGGTCGATGCTCGTAATGGCGGCAACGCCGTGTCGCTTCATCGTACCAGAGGCAGGGTGTGTCATCGTTCAGCGTTCGATCAGGGATCGTCTCAGCGACAAACACTCCGTAGTAGTACGCGGCAAGTTCTGCTTTTAGCCCGGCCGGCATGTCGCGGAAGATTTCCCAGTTATACGACATTTCCATTTCTCGTTGCGACCAAGTGCCGAAGAACATCGCAAAGTCCGGCGGCGTCCCCATATGCGTACAACAGGCTCCGCAGTTGTCACAATTCAATACGGACAATGAAGTCACGCCACACCTCTCTTCCTCTTACGCTGCCGATCGGCAATGGAAAAATGACCGGAGAGAATCGTCTGCCATTCGATAGCCCCCAGTCCCGCCAACAATCCGGGCATCGCAAAGGATAAGATACGAAACTTCTCTCTATCCCAACCTGGAATTCGAGGTTTGATAGATGGCGTACCTGGATAGGGCAAGCGAACCAGCTGGCTCTGACGATCCATAAATACCTTGCACGACTTCGCGGAATCTATGGCCGTCAACTTCGCCTTCGATTTCAGTTTACCAGTAAGATACTTCACCGCTGTCTTTTCTCCCACACCTTCGATGCCCCGGACATCATCCCCATGACAACCAGCCAATTCCTTAACATCCGCCCACTGCCAAGGGTTGATGTCGTACTGCTGGTGAAAGGTCCGCATGTCCACACGTCTACCTGAAGTAGGATTGAACCAGATAGTTTTGGAACCCACACACTGCCACAAGTCCTGGTCAGCAGTAACTATCACGTGGTTATCCATAAGTGGCGTAGAAGCAGTAGCTGAAGCAATTAGATCGTCCGCCTCATAACCCTGCTCTTCAAAACACGGAATACCCAAATACTCCAAATACTTACGTCGCAACTCGTCCATCTGATTGCGCAGAGTAAGTTTGTCCTGGAGTTCCCCATGCTTCGTCATCAACCGCTTCGTCTTGTAGGATGGGAAAATTGCACGACGCAGAAGAGTCCGTGAATCAAAAAACAAGTTCACCAGATTACTTCGGCAATTCTGGTCGAGGCAGATGTGACGCAACTGATCGAGAACAATGAATGCCAGCAAATCCAGTGTATCTGGACCCCACTTATCCCGCAGCGTCCACCTCGCTCGGTACACCAGCCAATTCCCGTCCACTAGGAGCCAGGTCCTCGGAGTATTTTGGCTTGCGCTTTGGTCTTGCTGCTCGCTCAATTTCATGCCAGCACTTCTCCACTTCTCTCCGCAACTTCCGTACCAGATTCCGTTTTTCAATAATCCGAATCAACTTGTGTCGGACCAACACCAAATCCAGAGATCGAGCGTTGATCTTGTTGCCTCTTTGCGGCCACCACTTCTCCGACACCAAATAGTCTATGCACGATCCGATATCGTCTATACCGTATTGAGGGTAGATATCGAACCCCACTTCATACAAAGCTCCAAGCACGCGATTCTTCTTCACTTTCCATTCTACAGACACACCCAACTGCCTGGACGATCCACGAATGTTTTTCTTGATCGTGCCCACCACCGACGCCCAGAGCTCGAGTGTAGCATAGAACCGTAAAGCATGCCCGCCGGAACGAGTCTTCTTGTTGAAACCCCAGCCGAGATTCGCCCTTGTCTGGGAAAGGATCAACAACATCGAATCCGTCCTGCGAAGATCACGAAGTACTTTACGCAACCCCTGCGAATTCTGTCTTGCTTTGTTGGTGCCATATGAACCAGTGGCATCCTTTCCCCCACGTACTGCGCGCTTGTTCTTATCGAACTTCTTGTCCTCCTCATCGGATGTCAGCGCATCCATCGAATCAAGCACATAAATGAACGGCTTGCCCTCCTTTACAGCATCGTCAAGATTGAAATACAATTCCTCCACAGTAGAACTGTACATGGGCATGGAATCAGTATCCACTGCGGGAGGCTCGAGACGACGTTCAAGCTCAGCATGGAACAGGGACTTCAGATCGAACAAACAACCATCCTCTACGTTGTCATATATCAATCTGTAGTCATCGAAGGTAGGATTGAGACAAGCCTCGGCGAGACAACTCACTGCCAAGAACGTCTTACCAGCCGAAGCATCACCAACACACAGATGATACTTACCTACCAACAATCCGCCGTTGCGAGAACCGGAACAAGCCAAATTCAGCAATGTGGACCCGGTAGGAACAAATCTGGCTGGATTCTCATCCACTTGTGGATCGACTACCGATTCCGCCGCCGCTATCATCTCTCCGCTCGTCATTACACCCTCCGCAACGTCCTAATCATGCCCAAGCCCTTGTTGCCAGGACCAGGACAGGACAAGGCAGCCCAAGGCCGCCTCTGAGCACGACCCTGGGCTGCCTGGGCTCCTACGCTAATCCTCGTCCTCCTCATCATCACTCTCTTCATCCTTAGTGAGTGAACGAGGTTTCTTAGGAGATACTTTGCCCTTCTTGGAAGGTTTCGCGGAAGTATCATCCGATTCATCCTCCTCATCCAACTCATCGAAAAACTCATCCTCGTCTTCGGATTCTGGCTCTTCCGCCTTTGAGGATGATTTGAACTTCCCTTTCTTCTTATCCTTGCTCTTCTTCAAAGGTTTAGAAGTGGAAGTCTCTTCATCATCTTCATCGGCATCACTACGCTCCAATTCATCCTCTTCTTCCACCTCATCATCATCCTCAACTACAGGCTTGGATTTCTTTTGGGGTTTGGAGAACTTAGTTTCGGACTTACTGGATGACGGATGTATGTCACGCTCGCCAGAAGATTCGTCGTTCGATTCTCCACGAAACTTCTTCTTCAGGTCCTTGTACGACTCGATATGCAATATCTTATCGAGACAAGCTACAGCTTCCAAAACGCCATCCTCGTCCATCACATCTCGTTCTGAGAAGTCAATTCGAGTAGCTTTGAGATACTTCCTCCCATTGTACTCGTCCTCACTGAAACGAATCTCCACCGTCCTACCATCCTTCGTGACGTCATAGAAGTTCACGTTGTCCTCAGAGCCCTCCATCAGCTCGGCCTCGAACATCTCAGCAAACTTCCCACGAGACATCATAAACACCGACACCTTGTCGGTATCTTCAGGATTCAGAACGTTATAGGCAACCCACTTCTGTGCACTCAGCGAGCGACAAGCCTCTTCATTCTCGTCCCAGTTCTTCGCCAGACGGGCCCGCTCTTCACAAATCGGACATGGAAGCCCACGTGAACCAGGACACACAACAGACTCACCTAACACACCAATGCTGCGATGAACCGAAAACGGCAACTTGTACCAAATCGTATCCTTCTCGATACGATCCGGGTGGCCATCCTCGGACACAACATACGGTAGAAAATCGAGCCTTACCTTGCCCGACTTTTCCGGATGCCATTCCGTAATGCCTTTAGGCAACCGCAACCACGGAAACCCATCACCAGTCTTGTTATCCGCGGCATTCTGCTTCACCATTTCACGAGACACACGCTTACGTTTCATTTTGACTCTCCATTACCAGGCGTCCGGCGACGGGCACGTTCCCGTTGAACGGAAGCTACCTGCTCCTGTTTCTTCTCTCGATATTCACGATACGCCGAAACAAGGTCCCGCGGCGTTGACGGTCCGGCAAAGTATTGTTGCCCATGTAGAGTTATCAACACTTCAATCATTCGCTTGCGTTGATTCATTGCCTCTACTGCTGCCTCCAACAGCAACATTTTCTCGCGGGCATCTAACAACTTCTTCTGCTGGTCCTTAAGTTCTGGATGACGACGAATTGCATCACCAAGCCCGGCCTCAGTAACCTTCGCCAGACCAAAATCACCAGGGTTGGCCCTGGCATTCATGTTGAGTCGGCTAGTAATCAGTTCCAGACGAAGTTTCTCCCGGTCAAAGTACATCCTAGCACGTACAAGTTTCTCAGCCCAATCGAAAAACACATCCGCTTGCGTGGCGGCTGCCACGTCCAGTTGAGACGGATCAATTTCCTTGTCTCTGTTGAACTTGTCAAGATCCATTTATCACCTCGAAACAAGAACCCACAAGCCCCGCCTTCTTCGTGTTGAAGAACGGTTCACAAAACGACTGTATCATAAAGAAAGCCTGTGCATTCGACGTCTTTACCAGGACCGCCTGAGCATAACCAAGAACTGCCCACCTAACCTTCTCAGGATCGTCGTCGATGCCACGCAGGATTTGTGCCACGACCTTCCACGGTTTCTTATTCAACAACGCACGACACAAATCAATCACCTTCTCAGAATCAATCCTACCTTCCATAATCGCCTGTGACCAATCCTCACGTGGAAGATGCCGAATCCTGTCGAGAATAACCAAAGCAGCCCTAGCCGATCCATCGGCAGCTTCAACGATGTCATCCACCGAATCCCCCACATCAAACTCCTCCGACCTGGAAACTCTGTTCACAATCTCTTTAACAGAATCAGGAGGGATTCTAGATACAGCAATATCAGTACACCGTGTCCTAATCGCGCGAATCAACTTCTCGGGCTCGGTAGTACACAAGAAGAGATACGTATTTCTTGGCGTGTCCTCCAACAACTTCAAAGCAGCATGTTGAGCATCGGACGTGAGCTTGTGTACCTCGTCAAGAATCCATACACGACTCTTGCTAAACGGGCACGATGCACTCTGCCTAGTCATCTCACGAACACTGTCTACTCCTCGATACGATGAGGAGTTCACTTCTATCAAATCAATGCCCGTACATCCTATCGACTCATCACTAGCAAGAATCCTAGCCAATGTAGTCTTCCCGCAACCACTAGGACCAGAAAACAAAATGGCCTGTGGAATCTCCCCTGTCTTGAGCATGGACTTCAATGTCCTAACTGCCACGTCCTGACCCACCACATCATCAAGTGCCGCGGGACGATATTTCTTGTACAGTTCCATCAAGCGACCTCCTTCTCCGGCTCCGCCCAAGACCTGCCATACACAACTGTCTCAGCCACCAGTGGCACAATAATCCACTTCCACAGCTTGGGAAGATCAACAGTCATTACACGAGTCACCAAATCAATATACGCCGGAACCTGGTCCGCACGAACATCCCCAAGCAAACTGTCGTGAATCTGTCCCACGATAAGTGCATCAATCTTGTGACGTCGAAGCTCAACACGCACCAGCCTAATCAACGACCACAGCAAACAATGAAACGCGGTGCCCTGTATGGCATAGTTAATGATCTCGGTACGCTTCTTCAAACCACGACACGTGAAGCCAGTGTACAATTGCAACTTCCCGTTACGCAAATACTCCGTCACCCAATTATCACGCCACTCTCCGTATACTCTGAACCTACGACCCCAAAAATCCTCCTCAACCGATCTCAAATGTCCGGCGAACGAACCTCGATGACAGTCTTCAGTCCCCAATTTCGTAATGCCCTTCCTCAGCAAATACTCCTCCACAGCGACGCCCGAAACCGTCTTCAATCTCCCCTCTACTGCCGACTCCCAGAGATTCTGTGCACAATGCCAATACCAATCGCCGTAGAACTGTGGGAACACAAACTGATTCTTGCTCGCGTAGCGAAGCTCCTTTGTCACCTCAGAATTCGGTATGCAGTAACACTGTGCCGCCATATCTCGGTGCATGTCCTTACTCGGATCCTTAATATACTCTATCAATGCAGGATCCTCATTATAACAAGCCGCAATCCGGACTTCAATCCCACCATAGTCCGTCTCTACCAACTTATGACCCGGACGTGGAATGATACAACGACGGATAAGTCTGGACACCTTCAGATTACGAACAGGTATGTTTTGGAAGTTGATTGCATCACTGCTGGACCTGTACGTCGAAACGGTGTGTAAATTGAAAAATGGTCTCAGCAACCCATCCACGACTTCACGCCTGATCCCCTCAAGATACGTACCACGCGCCTTCATCCATGACTGAAGCTCAAGATACATCTTCACAAAGTTCAGATCCAGCTCAGAAAGTGTCGGCTCGTCGGCCCTGGGCTTCCCGGATTTGGTTTCTGGCAAGTCGCAACCATAGAACGCCCTCAGAAGTTCGGCAAGTTGTACACGAGAGCCCAAATTCATTGACCTGCCGTACATACGCTTCCACTCAACACCCGCCTCCGAACTACACAACGCCTGCCGCATCCTGGAAATCTTGTCATCCACCTTCTCAACGGCACGATTTACATAGTTCTCATCAATACAAATACCATTCGACTCCACCTGAGCGAGAGCAATGGCGCCCTGATGTAGTAAATCGTATCCGTCTCTAGTCGTGGCCATCGAGCCCCATCTCCCTACGCTGATGTTGCATAACCTTGAATTCGAGCAGTGAATCTAACGCATTGTAAATCAGAAGCTCTTTCCTAGACACACGATCTATCCGGTTAGTATCATTAGCGTGTTTCGCTTTCAGATAATCCGCAACTCCCTGTTCCCAACCCCCCACACCCAAACGAATAAACGCCTGGAATTTGATACTACAGATTCCAGGTCGGTTATCGAGACAATGTGCAGCAAGCATAGTGTCCCAATACCAACTAGCTACCCCCCTTCCGAACACACGACGCGTCCATCTCTCCTCGAACTTCATGTTGGACGCGACTTTGAGTAAATCACGATTGAACAGAACACGGGACAGAGGCTCCAACTGCTCTTCACCAATCATACATGCCCAAGCACCACGACCCTCAAAACAAAAGCTGCAACTAACAATGCGATGCTCGGACCTATCCGGCTTCAGTCCGGTGGTCTCATAATCAAATGCCAGTATACCCCGTCCGGCTGCAAGATCATTCAAACGCTTGACGGCCTCCTTACCATCCATTACAATCTCGACTTGAGATTTAAGATCCTGCATACTATGCAGTTTGGGCAACGGGCGACCATCAAGTCGGAATGCAGTTTTCAAATCACGTTTGAAGTCCAGCTGTGTTATCTTATCATTCCTCATCCGCAACAAATACGATGGATGATACGTCGGGCACAACCAACATCCATACTCGAGCAACGGAATCTTAAATCCTCGCCACTTCGTTACGGGTATGCCATAACGATCCCACTCGGTAGGAATTACCTGGTGCAGTGCCCACTCACCTAAAGTGACGACAACGTCGAATCCCCTGGTAAGTAGAAGCTGACGGAGCACTGGACGACAGGCCGCATGATACTCCAACCTCATTACATTCTTCGGAGGTCGGCAGATGATCGAATTGGTTATTGTACAATCATCCAAATCATAACCACACGACTCAATCACCTCGCGCAAGTACGCCCCCGCCTGCCCAACGAACTGCCTCCCTACCTGGTCCTCGTTCTCTCCAGGAGCCTCCCCTACGATAAGGACTCTATTACGAGCTAGTCCAGACGATTTCATTTTCGGAGAGTGGCAGTTAGCATATAAACCACAAAGGTGGCATTGTGGAAGTGTTAACGACGACTCAAAACCTGTATCGAAAAGTGGTGCCACACTATGCCTTGTTCTGGAGCGCGATCACGAAAGTCAGTTCCTTCGTCTTCGCCACTATCCTGTTCTCGTGCACAACAACAGCACAAGAATAGTCCATGATGTTGGCAAGCAACTTCGGATGCACTTCAAAAGCAAGATCGGGACCAGTATAATCAATACTGAATGTCTCACGATACCATCCAGTCTGGCATTTCGACGCGATCTTCCCCTTCTTCTTCGCGGAACACAAATCCACCGAAACCCGCGTCGCGTAACCTACACCCTCCGCTGTGACCATTGCCCGGTGAATCATACTGCGAAGTTGCTTAGGCAGCTCGATCGGTGTCCCACCCTTGGACTTACAAACAGGCGCGAGATCGGGATACTTCTCAAGCTGGATACCCCGCACACCAAGAACCAAACGCTTCGACTTGAAGAAACACCACCTCTTCAACATCGAGAACTGATCGAAACCACAATGCTGGAAGAACCCCTGCATCGACCTACCGGACGACCATCCTGCACCGGACACCTTCCAATAGTTGGTAGGATCAATACAGCTGGCAGCGAGGAATATCTCATCACTAAACGATGTCTTGCCTTTCCACCTAAACAATCGGTAGTTGTCGGTGGCCTCAAGTACATCCGGAGATATGTGAACACAAGTCGAAGATCCGAAGTTCTCCTCGGATCCGCACACACCGGAAGCTGTGGTAAGATAGTCAAGCGTTTCGCGCGGTAACGACAACCATTTCTTCGGCTGGGGCAGGTCGGTAGAGGTAATCTTAACGTCACGAGTACCCATTATACCTCCAGCCCGCCTGTGACCCTTGAATACCAACTCATCGCCTTTCTGAGCGATATCAACTTCCTTGTCAGGAAATCGATCCAACAAGTCAATGATATCAACCGATGGTACGACAAGATCAATCCCCTCAAGCCCGAGAACCTTAGCATACAAGTCGCCACCAAACACTTCAATACAACCATTGCGGAAGATGAATGCGTCTGATTGCTCGACTATACCACGCTTCGACAACGCAAACGCCACACGTTGCAATCTAGCAATCAGCCTCGAGCGTTGAATAATCATTTCTTGTCCTTTCCTGCAAGTACTGAAAGTGGCCTCTCCAAACAGATATGTCGCAGGTGGTCTGTCTGGATTTCAAAAAACGATACAAGCCTACCCAAACCTGGAAACCGTTTGTGAAGACGTTTGAAGCGCTTTGGCTTACTCATCCAATCACGCATCCCACCGAGATACACAATAGTATGCTCGGCTAGAGTAACGTTCTTACCGCGGCTCCGGCGAATCTTCTTGGCCAAGACAATCTCTCTTTCATAAAGCGGTGAAAGTAATACACGTTCACCTGGTAACGCGCCGACCAACTATGCCTTACACCATCATCACCTTCAATTTCACAACCGCAAGCCTGGACATACGACCTAACGTAATCAATCTCTTCAGGATTCAGGTATATCCGGTATCTGCGCTTACCACGCCACTGCATCTTCGGACCGGTAACAAAACACGTAAATGGTGTCCTTCTGAAATCATACTGACCTTCGGTAGGTTTAGGAATCAACAACGCGCCAACCGAAGCGTGCCTGAGCCAGGAAGTGCTATCAATCGAATACCACGGATAACGCTCCATCAATCTAAAGCTAGCCAATCCCAGGCCATGCACACGAACCTTAGGCATGGACTTGTCATCCAGGAAGTACCGCTGCCACACAGAATCAAGAACAACCTGACGCTTCTTGTTTGAACGGAATGCAAGGTTACCAAGTGCAACATAGTCAGTCAGTTCAAGATACTTTGCCAGGTACCTCTCCGGTACGTTCACATGGTACACAGGCAGGGGATTCAAGCCGAGGTCCCGCATCCTCAGCCAGTTACAGTAGCTGTACTCTCCATCTCCTACACGGTCCAGATTTATGTAAACCAAATCGCAGTTAGGGTATGAACGAATGAGTCGCTTTACATACTTGACGTACTCATCAAAGTCCACCGAGCCACCAAGACTCCACGCACTGAACGCCCCGGAATCCAACATGAATGGTACGTGGAGTTTACTCATCTGCCTATCATCCTGAAGAACTCGTCCTTGACATTCGGCAACCTAAACACACCACGCATACATGATGTAACCATTATCGAATTCTGCTTCATCACACCTCTACAACTCATACAGGTGTGTTTGGCTTCCAATACACATCCACAACCACTAGGCTGTAACTTCTCCACCAACTTATCGGTTACCTGAACTCCGATACGTTCCTGGATTTGCAACCTCCTAGCATAGCAGTCAAGAAGCCTGGCTAACTTTGACACTCCAATGATTCGGCAGTCGGTGGGTAGATATCCGATAGAAGCGGTACCTGAAAACGGCATGAGATGATGTTCGCAATAGGAAGTGAATTCAATATCACGCAGCACTACCATTTCATCGCAACCCGCCTCTACAAACGTAGTGAATAGCAGGTCCGGGTCAATTCTATACCCTACAAACGACGAATTCAACCACGCTTCTGCCACACGCCTGGGAGTGTCCACAAGACCAGGACGTGTCACATCCTCGCCCAACGTTAGCAGCATAGTGGTAACTGAACTCTGCAATGCTAAGCGAGGTTCTATATCCTCGGCATTCATTGTCCGTACCCCGAGAAGATTGTTTCTCGATCCACTCCCAAACTATCAAGCTCCTCCCAAACCTGTTCCTTTGTCAGACCGAGCAACGGGGCGCAAACCTGTACGGGCCTGGACAACGATACACGCAACAACTCGTTCATTTTGTACACAAAGTCCTGCGTGCAATCAGGAAAGCCATTCAGTTTGCTGGTGTAGTTAGCTCCGTACCAAACCTCCGACGCTCCCATAGACTCGGCCCACGAAACAGCTACGGAAAGAAATACCAGGTTGCGAGCAGGGACATACATCGAGTGAACACCTGGATAATCGACTTCTGTAGTCAACAAACGGGATTTCACATCGACAAACGCCGCCCTCAAACTACACTGACGATGCACAAGAATCTGTGGGGAAAAGGGAGAAGAACAAATGCAACAGCAGCTCCCACTTCCTCCTCCTCCATCCTCTGTCCGTACCGAAATATCAGAGCATACACTACATACCCCAAACGCTTAGCACGTTCCATCAGTAAACGAGAATCCGCCCCACCACTGAACAGGATTACTACTTTCTTCTGTGCAACTGCCATGACAAACTCCTAACGCAAACCCCAATCCTTGTGACGTTGTTCCGACACCCTCCACGACGGGTCTTTCATTACCATTGCCACGACTTCCTTTATGTTGGTAGGAGGCGTGGCCCCGGGATCGTACAGCGGCTGCAAGTACTTCACTGGCCACTTCAACGAGCCCCAATCCTCTACAATACGACTGAAATCGAAATCCTTCCACTTCCCCTGGATATCGTACACCACCTTAAGAGCCACACGTGGATTCTGTAGTAGCACTCTATACCAATAACCATACACCTCATCCCAATTCTTGATTCGTGATGCGTCCAGCTTAGGAGACACTACCACCTGTGTGAATTTGTGAATGCCTGGAATGGGAAACATACCATTCGTTTCAATGTGAAGCGAAAACCCGCACAAGTCAAACAGGTAGTCCACAAGAGCTTCGTCAACAGAGCGAGACGGCTCACCACCTGTGAAACAAACGTGTTCGATTCCATTCCAAACCGATCTTGTTCCAACAGCCTTTGTAACTAAACGTGCTAGCTCTCCAGGATCCTCTGCCTTCATCTTGAAACTGAAATCCGTGTCACACCACACGCAACGCAAGTTACAACCCGCCATACGCACGAACGTCATAGCTTGACCGGCCCACGGCCCCTCTCCCTGGATTGAATAGAAGATTTCGGAAATTCTGTACGTCACGGCACTACTCCATCTCACAGTAACTAGCACCACACGTGGTGGTTTCATTTACTGTAACCTGGAAAACCTCCACACCTCTGCTCACCAATTCGGTACCATTAACGAAACACCTCAGCCGTGTGAAGATATGCCGGGCAAGACATTCGGCAGTTGGATTGAACTGGCATATCATGACACGCTTCAGATCTTTTCGTCGAGCATACGTCTTAGCAATCTCTACAGGCAACAACAATGCATGATCGAATTCTGCCCGGATTTCGTCAATGAACTCGCGAAGTCTACCAAAATCAACCACCATGCCGTTTCCATCCAGACATGATGCCTGCAACGAAATACGACACTTGTATGAGTGTCCATGTATACAATCCGAACACTCCTTACTGAAACAACCGGGTAGCAACTGATGTGCCGCCTCAAAACTAAATTCCTTCTCAACGACGTACATGCTATTCTCCCTTAACCTTCTCCCTTCTATTATCAATCGCCGAACAACACAGAGCACGCGATAGAGCGAAACACTGAGCAACCCACAGACACTTCGCAGGTTGATATGCTGACTCACGTAGCACCAACCAGTTCAAACGCATCAGGTTCAGTTGCTTCTCAGTCTCTATCTGGTTCAGACCCAACATGCCAGTAACGTGTGCTAGCTTCCTCTTGTCCTCACTGAAGTTACGCATCGTCTGCGTCTGGCGGTCATACGATTCGGTATCAGCTTGCGTAGGTGCTACCACCAAACAATGCCGCTCTTGACTAAGACGCCGCATAGCCGCCCAAATGGAATTGACCTGATCACGCGCCTGTAACCGCGGATCTTCAGGAGCCAGGATATCGGCATAGTCAATAACCACAACGTCGGGAATGAAGTTGTGCTGAACTTCCCACCCATCCAGAATCGACTCCAAATTCTTTACACTAAGCGAGCCTGTTGGATGTACGGACACCAACAAGTACGGACGATGAGCAGGTATACCACATCTACGCAAGAACTTCTTGATCGCTGCCGAACAACTCCCCATACTTACTGGTTCGGAACACTTATGGTTTCGGTAGGACACCGATGGAGTTTCGTCAAGCCCCACGAACTCAACCCTCTCTGGCACCCTAATAACGCCACACTGAGACTTCCACAACGGGAGGCCAGTGATGCGAACAGCAATTCGCCGGAGGATCTGTCCTTCTGACAAGTCCCCCACCTCGAACAACGCCACACGACGACGCTGCTTCAATGCCTGCATCACAAACTCCAACGCCCAGAATGTCTTGCCTCTCTTCTCCGGCGCCTGTATACCTATCAACGAATCCCGTGCACAAGCAACATTCAAAAAACGGCCTGCAGGGCCGGGAAACAGCAACAACGGATCGGTATGTTCGGTGAATGCCCGGTCCCAAGCCTCGACGTCGTCAAACGGATTGACTCCCGTTTCTGCCCTGACATCCGCACACCGAAACGACTGCACGGCACGAAGAGCCTCGTCCACCTTCCCTCGATGCATAGATTCTTGCAGTGAATCAGTTAACCTGGACAACCGGCGTCCGGCAACGTACGAACCAAGCTGATCCTGCAGGTAGGCAAGATTGATCTTCTCGACGGATTTGAACGACGCCCCGAACTCGGTAAGCAAAGTGTGCAGAGAATTCGCATCAGCTTCCGGACGATCGCCACTCTCCAGCCAGGCAAAGTAGATTGACTCGATTGCCTGCTTAGGTGCCACTCCGTACGTCTTGTAGTAGTCCAGGGACCACTGAGCAAGCATCCTCAACTGAGGTGACAGGAGTAGGGCGGGGTCGAGCTTCAATGACGCGAGAGCGGCGAAGGCGTCACTTACCATCAACGCCAGTACCAACTGCTTCTCTACTGTAGTATCAAGCCGTTTACGCAGCATCTAGTATCTTCAAAAGCCACTCCGGCAAGGCAGCCTGGGCAACTTCCCTATAACGAGCAGCAATCATGGCCATGAAGTGCTTACCACCAGGTTCGAACTCAGTCAGGTCACCGTTCCAGCTTTTAGGCCAGTTGCGAACAAGTGAAATGAGATACTGACCTACCTGCTCGGCAAATGAAAGGCTACAGTAAGCCGTGAACTGTTCGGCAGTGAAGCGAATGAGAGTCTCACGTGAATCACGTCCGTTATTCGCCACGGCACGAGCTTCTTTATCAAACCTAGCCTGGACCAGCTTATCCCAAGCATCTACACGAGCATATAACCTGGCTAGCACACTCGCATCAATACGCCAATCAAGCTCGGCACAGGAAAGATCACGCTCCGCAATTCTAAACCATTTCGAATCCTTCGGCAGGTCAGCAGCAGGGTGAGCCAGCTGCCACTTCTCCAGGATCCAACCAAACGTGCCACGGAACATCTTACCGGAGTAAACCTGTGGAAGCTTACCAGACGGATTCTTACGTCGCTTCTGACAGTACCAACGTAACACGGTCCAAATACGTTCTCGTGACACCCCGTCCTCCTCGTGGAGCAGACGGAACTGTTCAGCCCACATCATCAGATGACGACCGTATCTAAACCCGTCCACTTCCTGGATCATCTTAATCAGCAGTTCAGCCATTACAATCCAGGTCTGGTCGATTCTTTTGATTCCTTTGCCATTTTTCACCAATACCAGATTTGGTGCCCGCACTACCCCTTTCCTTTCATTTTTTTTCTTGGAAGAAATAGAAGAAAGAATATAGTAGTATAAACGACCCTGGGAGGATTTGGTGAGTGTTTCGCGGCTCCTGCTTGCACCAGGGTTGTTTTTCGGACCAACCTGGTGACGTTTTACTCTACCAAGTTTGGTGCCCAATTTCAGGATGGTTTTTGCGTGCTTGTAGTGCCTTTCAATGACCCGTTGTTTTAGTCCCAGAACGTGAGCGATCTGTCCAAATGAGGGGGGTTCCTTTCCCCATGCTTGTCGTACAAATTCGTATAGGATGATACGTTGGGCGATAGCGGATAAGTCTTTTCTTTTCAATACTGCTAACAGGAAAGTGAGGGTGTCTCTTTTCATAATCCCAACTCCGCACGCAATTCTCGTACCTGATCTGTCGATAGGTCACCCGGGTCAGTGTCCAGTCCGGTGATGATTTCTGTTATGCCAGGCAGGGCCGATAGCCATTGCGCCAACTTCATTGCTGATCCTTGGGCCTTTATCTCATTATCAAAACAAATAAATCTTCTCTCGTGATCGGCAATTCGTTTGGCTTGTTCGGTAGTCCAGCCTGTTCCAAGCGTCGCAATAGCTCCTGGGCCGATCCTCCATACGTCAACTGGTCCCTCAACTACGATGACGGCATCGGAACGAGCTAATGGTTCACCGTACAACACGTCCTTCGGATGCCGGAGGCACTTCTCCAGTTCGAGTGTGTAGTAGCGCGGCTTGATGTCCGCGATCGACCGCCCTGTGTAGCTAATTACCATTCCGTCCCGGTCAGCAATAGGGATGAGTATTCTCCAGGACCAGGACCCACCGAGAGGTCCTACTCCGGTAAGGTCCCATAATCTGACTAGCTCTTCGGGATCGAACCCTCGTTTGCGGAGATAGTCCAGGTGAGGTCTGCCGAGACCTGCCTGGTCCTGGGGCCAGGCTAGGGCCTTGGCATAGCTCTTGGGCTTTACGCCCTCTCCTGGTCCTGGCGTCCTGGAATAGGTCCGAAACAGGGTGGGCAGGTCCAGGCCGGAGGTTAGGGCTCGTAAGACCTTCCCAAGAGGTAGCTTCCCGCATCGCCAGCAGTTGCACGTCCCGGATGTGGGAGACAGTCCTAAATGCCAACCGGAGGTTCTGTCTGAGCAGAATGGGCAATGCGTTTGAATCCAACCTTTGGTGCAGTGGTGGTGTCCCGAGTCAGTACTAGGTAGGTCGTGGTCTAGTAAGAATGTTTTGAAATCGAAGCGCATTGCTGGAAAGATCAAGGGCCCCACGCCGTGCCTTGTATCATTCTGGCGTGGGGCCCTCTAACCGACAACTGTTTTCGTCGGTTCGGCGTTAAGGTTAACGCCTGTACTCAACGGGGCTTTGCATCCCCGTATCCCGCTAGATTGCGAATCTCTGTGCGAACTGCAGCAACCGCACCACAAGTTGCTGAGCAAACGAAAGCACTCCGGGAAGAAAGGCCAGAAACCCAAACAACACTTCTAAGCCCATTTCTGTCTCCTATCATTGTGAAGCAACAAATCACACGCCACACACCTAATGCACCTAATTATCAGGCGGCCCTCTTGCGAAGCAAGACACGGATCCGGTCCCGCTCGTGTTGCAACGGGCGTGAGTGCCGGATAAACCTTTTCACACTTGTCTTGTTTCGCATGTACTTCCTTACCAGTTTCCGAATGCGCTTTTCGAGAAGCTGAAACTGTTGTTCCAACCGCCCTCAGTCGTCCTCGTCCTCGTCTTCCTTCGTCGTCGTCCTCCTCGTCCTCCTCGTCCTCGTCTTCCTCGTCTTCCTTTGCAGGAGTAGTTGGGGCACTTGCCGTGGATGGGGGAGTATCTTCTTCCTCGTCGTCCTCATCCTCATCCTCATCCACGTCCTCGTCGTCATCTTCGTCATCGACTGGCTTCGATGACTTCTTCGGAGGCCGACCTTTCTTCGCGGCTGGCATCTTCGCAACGGCCTTCGGCTTCGCAGCGGCCTTCTTCTTCCGCTTTGCGTCGCGAACGGCTTTCTTCTCCGTTTCCCTGGCCTCCTCCTTTGCTTTCTTGTCAACGGCTGGCTTGTCCTTGTTCGCCGTGACGAACGCCTCCACGGCGGCCTGCAGACCAGCACGGAACTTCACGTCCTGCTTGCTGCAAACCGCCTTGAAGGCCTTGCCAAGCTTTTCGTTGACCTTCACCACCAAACGCACCAGCTTCACTGCCTCGTCATTCATACAGCACCTCTTCTATCTCGTCCAATACCACAGAGACAGGTTTGCCATTCGTGACATCCCGCTCCGTGAGATATCTCTCGATTTCTTCACGCGAATCACAACAACCAAATGCCGCCATCCGTGCCTCGGGGTTCTTCCTGAGCCATCGTACCAGACGTTGTGCCTCAGTACCAAGATCGGCATACATCTTGTCCCTCGACCTGGGTTCGGACGTAAGTACTGGTGGCAACGACCCCGGCTGGCTGAACTGACGCTTGCGTGCCGTCAGCAAGTGCCAGATGATCTTTCGTCCTACCCACGTTGACCTACTCGCCCTGGACGGATCGAACGTATCCCATTTCGTCATGATTATCAGGGCGAGCTGAGATTCGGCAAGTTCTTGAAAGTGATGCAAGTGTGGTCCCTGGATAACCAGCTTTGCCATTGCCCGCGCCTGATAGCGATACTTGAGGAACAGGTCTCCGGCAGTAGGCGCGGGCAGTATACGGTATGCCTCGTCACAACCGATACTCATAGCAGAGGCAATGGACGTGGCCGCGGCATCATCGAAGAGCGTAGCATTGTCTCGTGTCGTAAGAATATAACCGTCACGAGTCTTGCCAACAAACTTATCTTCCGTGGGGTTGTGCACGATGAATAGATCAGACATTCGTTATCTCCCTGTCAAGCGATTTCGTAACAACATTCTGCTTACGCACCAACACCTTTACCATTCTAGCGTCCAAGCTACGCGCCAGGACTAGGTGCTGTATCAACACGGAACCAGTCTGCCCGATCCTGTGGCAACGATCCTCGGCTTGAGTCATCACGCTAGGTGTCCAATCAAGTTCGGCAAACACAACATGCTGGGCTCTCGTGAGTGTTATCCCAACGCCCACACTTCGGATCGTTCCAACGAATAGGTTTGCCTTGCCTTTCTGAAACGCAATTACACTGTCGTTGCGCAAACTCGGTGGCGTTCTGCCAGTTACAAGTACGGCTACTCTGGTGAAAGCCTTAGCAATCTGTTCCGCGATTGATCTGTGATAAGCAAACACCACAACTGGGTTCTCGACAAGGATGTCTTGTAGATGTTCAATCACCTGTGGTAACTTTCGTTGTGCGACTTCCTGACGAAACTTTGTGAGTTCCGTGAACTTGATTCTCTTGGCCTGTCCGCGATGCCCAGCCGAAAGCAATTCACGATACGTGCTATAGACACGCCTCTCGCTATCCAGCAAGTCGTGCATTTCCTCGCTAGGCAATTCGATGATCTGCCTCCGCTTTGCTGGAAGCTCGGTTAGGACTTCGGACTTCAAGCGGCGGATCATAATTCCGTCCCTTAGCTTGTCGTGCAACTCGTCGAGGTTCCGTGTCCGGTCGTAGCGTAGGCCCCACCTAGTATGACGCGGCGGACAGTACCGCGACGTGAAGTCCCAGAACCTGCGTCCCAAGCCTTTCGGGTCCAGTACCGTAAGCATTGGCCACAAGTCTAGCGGCCGATCCATGATCGGCGTTCCCGTCAAGAACATCCATCTACGGCCGGACAGCGGTTTGAGATCCTTCCGTGTTTTTGTGTCTCTGCCGCCGACTATCATCTTCGTCCGCTGGGCCCGAACACTCTTACAGTAGTGTGCCTCGTCAACGATGATCAGGTCCCAGTCCTGCTTTTCCAAATATGCTCGATGATCCTTCAGGATGTCATAGTTGATGATGATTACTCGGCCTTCGGGAACGGGCCGGCTTGGAAAGGTCATCTGTGCGCGACCAGAAATTATTTGAGTACGACACCAGCAACCTGCCCAGAGTTTGAATTCGGCGGCCCAATTGAGTTTCACCACGGCGGGACAAATCACAAGACAACGACCCTTGCCGGACTTGCGTTCCGCATTGTAGACTCCGATGGCCTGGATCGTCTTGCCCAAGCCCATCTCGTCAGCTAGCAGAACCTTCGATCTGCACAATGCTTGTCGAATGCCCTCGATCTGGAAGGGTAGGCAAACAAGTCCCGGATTGCCAGGAGCCCTTGCCCACCAGGGACCCTGGAATGAGCCGATCCCGAAGGGGTCGCCCTGGCCTGGTCCTGGCAACCTTGCCTGGACCGTGTCCTGGCTGCCGGCAGCCGGTTGCGGACGGTCCCGTCCACGCGATACCGACTCGACGTCGTTGTTCGAGTTCAAAGTCAATTCCAATCCTGCGCCAACTCACGGTCGTCACGAGTAACTAACAGGTCCGACTTGTGTCGCAGGTTGAAACGCACTGTTGATGCGTAGACTCTAACGGAGTTGTTACAGTCTTGGCAACGTATCGTAAACATCTTCTCAAGCCTGATTGACTGTGCAACTGGCCTGCGACTGCAACATCGTTTCACCAGTGTATACTGGTTTTGGGCAATGTTCGACTTCCCCCTACGCTCGATGTGGTGGATTATGAGCGGGACTAATTCAGCCAGCAAGTCTGCAGAAAGCACGTCCTGATCTTGTGTGCCGACCATGTGCATCCAGTCTCCTGTTTGAACACCGACGCTGCGGCATCTAGTGCCTCATCGTCCGTACCAACGTCATCAAACGCCTCACTGTTTATGATTGCATCCGCGGCAAGAATGTACTCGCGGTGTACATCATGTTCTACGGTCCGAGCATGGAATGCACAAGCAACCAACGCTCGTGTTTCGCACAGCGACATCATCCTACTGCCTCCGGAAACATTATCAGGCCGCGACGCAATCCACTTCGGAATGCGACTTCATCCTTCACATGATACGAACGCCACACGGTTTCTATTTGGATTCCGCGACGCTTCTGCCACTGATCCAACAGCACGGCTCTTTCGCGTCGATCCTCAGCCGAACCGTACCGTCCATCCTTTTGAGCCACACGAGCTCTCTGGAACAAACCACGGAGACATCCCATAGCCCAGGCGTTGCCTAGCCGAGTAGAGACTCCACGATACACGGCGGTGGGCTGGACTTGGCCGTAGCTTGCAAGGGCCTCGCCAAGGATTGTACCGGACCAGCGCATGAACGTAGAGAGAGCTTTCGCTACGTTCTTCTCATTACCGTACCACACGATGCACCTGCTCGTGATCGGGATGTGGCCCAAGCCGTTAGGATGTGTTAGCTTGTCGCGGTACGTGCGAACGTCCGGATAGAACTTGCACACAACCGCGGCAAGCATGAAATCCCAGGTCTCCCATTGCAAACGCACCGGACGCAAGATCGGATGCTCCGACAGCGTGTCGGGAAGTGGCGTCTTCTCGCCGGATTTACTGGGCTTGGTTTTCACGCACTTGCCCATCGGGTAGTAGTACGTGGTTTGCTTCGCCAGCTTCTTGAAACTTACGCTAAGGTTTTCCGGCATGTGAATTCTCCCTCTTCTTCGCTGCCAGCACGCACGCGGTGGAACGGCGGGCGCGGCCGATCAAGGCACTGAGTTGACCACGGAAATACTCAATCGTACGGTCAACGCCGCGTTCAAATCCGTAGTCCGCCGCATCATATCCTCGCCCTTGTAGATCGTGGTCTTCGACGCCGCAATGTAAACCTTTGCGATAGTCTCCTTGCAAGCACACGGAATCATCGTCTATTGGCAATTTCACTAACGTCGTCAACAGCTGCCTCGTCTCCCTCACCGCCTCGACGAGACGGGGAAGGTCGGTGCGAGATCCGTGGTAGAACCTACACGACGGACAATTATCCCGTTCCGAATCATCGTGACAAGGACGTATCCGATCGCGACCTTCACTATCGAAGGCCGTGTCGTACCGTGCCTGAATCTCCGCAAGTTCTAGTTCGGTGGAGAGAGTCATGTCTTCGCCCCGTCTTCATAGCAATCAACTGAAACATCAATTGCCCATTGCCTCGTAAGTATCATTGGTCGCCTCAAAAGGTATGGGGACCTGGGCCTGGGACAAGGAGATCAAACCCAGGTCCCAGGTCCCCACTCATCAACTCAGTTGCTCGACACAAGTTGCATAGCAGCACCGAACGCTGCCGCCTTCTCGCGAGCCCGACCTCCCCAAAGCGAACCCACGTCCGCACCCGATCCCTCACGCCAGTCTGCCACCTCAGTTACCGCATTGTACGCGGCCCACAACGTACCGCGAAGATTACGCGGCTCAAACACACCAAACCTGTCCTGTACAGCACTACGCCTTGCTTCGACACGTGCCTTCTCTCGGTCGTAGTGTTCCTGTGCCCGGACGATCCGGTCGAAGCGATCTCCGAGTGCTTCCCTCAGTGCTCCCTGCTCGTTGCTCGTTAGCGCCGAGTTGAGCAGCCGAAGTTCGGCCGGGATCGCCGGGTCAGGAAAGGCAGCGCTTGCTATACGAACCAGCGCTTCCGGGGGCGCCTGGACAGACGCCAGCAGCTCGAAAGCTTCCCGTGTCCGCTGGCTGGTTTCCTTGAACTTCGCAACGAGCGTTGCCGCAAGGTTCAGTCGTTCCTTCGCGTCTGCCGAATGTGGGACGTTGATTGCAATGGACGCCCTCTCCGATGCGAGCATGTTCGTGTTGTAGCATACAACACGGACAGGCGCCGCCAGGGCTCGATGGGCCTTCCCTGGCTGGTTGCTGAGGTTGATGATGAAGTAGTCTTGAATCTCATCCCCCTTGACAGCAAAGTCCGGGCCACGTAACGACAGGAAGCACAATGATCCGTCCTCGATCACACCGCACGTCTCGACCTTGTACGTCTTGCCCAGCTCGTCCATGGCCTGGGCAAGAACGACATACGGAATGTGATGCCACTTCTCCGTCGTGATCCCAAACACCTTGTGCGACGGATCATCCACTGTCGGCTTGCGAATGATTGCGGTGTAGTCACAAGTCTGCACCGTACCGTCGGGGAGGTTGTAGTACAGCGGGGTCTGCATAACCTCGATGTCGCCTGCAACCTCCTTCACTGCTTCGGAAGGAAGTACGACACGATCCTTCCCGAAGGTCCTGCCCAGGCCGTGCCATGCTGGCTCGACCCTACTCTGGAACCTACTACCAAATATCGCGTGCACTGTTCTACTCCTGCGTACTGGTTCGAAACCTACACTGAGTTATCTGCGGCTCGACAACGACTCTCTCGGTACGCGACAAGATAATCATTGTCCACCGCCTTCACGACAATTTCGGCTTGCGAGCGGCCTGAAAGTCCGCCCGACGCCCATCCTGCTTGCCAGACTCAAACGCGTCAACATCGGACTCGCCACGAAACGAATACCCACGACGCCTACGCTTGCTGGGAGTACGAAGCCTAATCCCTGTACCTCGCAACCAAACATCCACCTCGTTCCTGCGAGCCTGAATCACCTCAGCGAGTGATCCACCACCATACGGCACAATCGCCCTGGTGGAATCCGTTACAACACGCTTCCGGTCCTCACTAGCGACTCGTGACTTGTCCATCAGAGACGTAGCGAAGCCCATGCAGTACCTGGCACCTGGACCGCCGTAAACGCCGCCGAACTTTCCCTGAGCTATCGTAGCAATCACGTGCCGCCACTCACCAAACAACTCCGCGGCCAGATGTGCATCTTCTGCAGTTCCCACAAAGACTACACGGCTGCGGACCTCTTCCTTTCCGAACGTCCCCACCGAAACCCTACTACGACCATGCCAAGCACGTACCGAACCAACGAGCTCTTGAATAGCTAGCGTAAGGACTCCCTCCCACTTGGCGAACTTCTTTCCTACCGTTGCACCATACTCAATGAACTCGCGACTGCCCTGTACCAGGCCTTCCTGCTGAGCTTCGGTAGCCGCCTCAAGATCAGCCATGTCTAGCTGATACTTCTCCATCGCGGCGGCTGCGAGCTTCATGGCAGCGGTGATTTCTCCGTCTACCTCGGCATCATCCGCTGCCAGGGCCAGTAGCTTACGGATCCGGTCCTTCACCTTGTCCATCTGTTCGGAACTCATACCCCATCCTCCCCTGCTTTCACCCGGGTTATCCAGTCTCCCAGGTTGTAGTCGTACGCGGCGAAACCGTGATCCCGGCCAGCCAGTTGCTTCAGCCGATCCACGATGTTCGCCTGTGAATAACGATCGTCAAGATCATCAGTGACCTGTCCTGCAAGCGTGATGCACAAGTACAACGCCTGCTGCGCAACCCGTAGCTTGTAGGAGTTCGGCCACATTTGGTAGTCCGGGTTCGCCTGGATAACAGCTACCAAATCCAACGGTTCAAGTATCGTACTCATCATCGTCTCCTTGTTACGTAGGCACGCGATGCCTACAACGCCAAGTCTGTCCTGGTACGCCGCGACGAAATCCGGTATACCTGGACTTCGATGCCGCCCTTCTTAGCAGCAGCAACCCAGTGCAGTAGGTTCTTCTCAAGAGTACCGATCTCGTCGAAGTCTAAAGGATGGAACTCGCGGCTCATCCCTATACCCTTGTACCTGACACACAGTTCATAACATTCGAGCTTGCGGTCATCAGGAGTACCCACGTATTCCTGACTCCTCGGATTCCAAATCAACCGCTGTTCATCGAGCCGCGGCTGCTTGCTCTTCTTCGTATCACTCATCTCAATCTCCTTGTACAACCCCGCTCTGCGGCAACATGTCGCGGACGATCTCATGTAGGATATATCGACCGGGGCTCGCTGTCAAGCAAAAAGAAAAAATAATTTTGAGAAGCGGATCGGCCCTAGGACCCTGCCAGGGGGCGATCTTCCAGGAAAAACGCAGCATTAGGACAGCCAGGCACGAGGAATTGCCCCGATTAGGGCCTAAGGCTGGGGCTGCCAGGGCTAGGCCAGGGCGGGGCTTGCCGGGACGGGTCATTCCAGGGGGTTTGGCAAGGCTGGGCCGGCATTCATGGCACGGGGCGGCTCGCCCTACGCTGGACGTCCGCCCCGGCTAGTCGATGGAGCCGACTAGTCTATTTCCTATTCACTACAGGAACCGACTCGAGGGTGTGATAGATTTTCAACTTCCTGTCTGTTGCAATTTCTAATTCTCGATCCGCTCCGGGTGAAGCATCGATACGAAACAGTGCCGTAGCCCAAAGCTTGACAATCGACAGGTCCAGGGCTAACAATGCCTCGTATTTCGACGGGCTGACTCGGACACCATCCGGACCACGTACCACGTAGTTATGCGGAGTGAATACAATGTGTCCCTTGTCCTCTAGCGTTCTGCCTATCAACTGACCTAACTGGTGATTGCGTAAATACGCATCAGGATCATCGGTGGAGATCGGACCGGACACGTAGATTCTTTCCTGCTCCACACTCTTGTTACTCGTCTTCCTAGCAACACAACACGTCTCATCCGCAAGAATTTCAGGTATTAGTGATCGAACCAACTTCTCGAATGTTGCTACTGGCTCACAACCCTGTATCTGCCAGGCAGGGGCAGGAACTGGAATGTCATACTTCGGCATGTCGTCAAGAGACCCCGGCAGAACTCCGCGACGGATCAGTTCCTCGTAGTGCATGATCGCTGCACACCAAAACCTAATCGCGGCCAAACAGTCACCGTGGTCGGGGTCGTTATCGCGTTTCATAAACTGCATCAGATGCCGGTGGATGGATTGGACACAACGTGAGAATGGGATGCCCTTCTCCCAATTGCGAAGCCCGCGATGGGCCGAACCCCATTCGTACAACCTCGCGTCCCGCTCCTGAACGAACGGACTCATTAACTCGTACATTCCCCGACCTGCAGTTTTCTGACGGACGGCCCCTGTCTCAAGAGTTTCATTTGGAATCGGATTCACAATCAACTCCTATCACGAACCTTTGACTTCGCTACCTTTACCTCGGACTCAACTGCTTTCAACGTGTAACAAGGGAACCAACATAAAACACCATCTATTCTGTTACCACGCTTTCTTGACAATTCGATACGTCCGTCACGTAGTTGTTCCCTCAGCCAGTTCCTCACCCATTTATCGCTACGACCTGACAACCGGGATAACTCCGCAACCGTACAACCTGATCCATCCTGGGTAGAACACGAAGCCTCTCCAAACGCTTTCAACCATTCTTGCTCAGTCGGCATCCGTGGTTCCGGTATACTATTCTGGTTCGTCACGCTGCAGTCTCCATACCCGATGTCTCGGATAGATAAACTTCTCCGTCCTGGACCACGACAAAACAACGCCACCGAACTGCGGCTGAGACTGTCGAGCACCGGCAACCTTATGAGCAAAAGGCGTCTTGCCCTGCCAACCTGGAGTGACCAGGGCCAGAGCCTTACCCCTGCCCGTGGCAACCTCAATACAAATGTGCCTGTGCCGGTGCGAACGTACGATCACGTCCGGGGGGCGATCACCCCAACGACCCGCATCCACATACGCCTCTATCAGTTCACGGTACACTGCTGTGGATTCATAAGCAGCACTACTCGTCGTCCCGATGTGATGAGTGAAATGGATTAGACCACCCCACAGATTCTTCCAGAGATCGTATCTGGAATACTGCCCTATCTTATTAGGCTTCGCTCCCAACTCACGGGCCGTCCTTTCATCCTCCTGACCTGACTTCCCTGAATGCGCTTCTGTGCCGCGTATGATATACAGATCACCTAAACAATTCTCGACTATCGGTTCCATCAACTTGATTGCGGCAGCTGATTGATCGGCAAGGTTGTGTGACCACTGCGTTACTGAACCATGATGAACGCCGTCAACCAACTCGCCATTCACAACAATGTCGTAGTCCTCACCCTCGGTGATCGCCGGCACTTCATCCTCCCAGAAGCGCCTCCACATGCCATACATGTACCTCTGGAACTCTGATGGATCGTATCTACCCCCCTCCGCCTTCTGGGCGCCATCAGGATGACAA